CTTCAAGTAAGACTTTAGTACCTTCTGGGGCATTGGGTTTGATTAAATTTTGTTCTTCATTGACGACATTATTAGCTCCAGTGCCATCTATAAAAATTGGCCATGGGTCTCCTCCTAAATGAATGGTTGTAGAGATTTCACAGCTTGGTCTATCTTTATGGCGTTTTAATATATCTCCATTTTTATATATTCTAGCGTAGGAGTATGTCGGAATAAGATTTAACCCTGTTTCCTGGGCCATGACGGGTAAGACTTTAACCAGTAGAGTCTCCATCACATGATCAGCATAATGGGAATAAGTATTTGGAATCTGTTTATCAGTCCATGTACCAAGCATCCCACTATCATAAGTTATATTGTTTTCGTACATCCATTTCACAGCATCTCTTTTAAGTAAAAAATAATTAAATATAAAATTAGCTAACTCGTAGCTGATTGCACCTTTGATTACTTGATATTTATTAAAAGCCATGTTGTATAAAATTAAAACTTACTGATATTCTTAAATCATTTGATTGATTGGGTTCAACTGAATGCCATAGCCATGCTGGAAACATTATGATACGTCCTGGAAATGGATCAAGATTTGCGTCCCGCCATAAATGTTTAGGAGGTTGTCCTTTTTTTCTCACAGGCATTACTATTTGGGCTCCTTGTCTTGGATCATATATTTTAAGTCTTCCAGCTTGTGGATTGGATTTAATATAATACACACCTGAAAATAATGAGTTAGGGTGCATGTGCGCTTGGTTTGATCCTTCTTTAGGATTTATATTAGCCCACATGTTACCAAGGGCAGGTTCTCTATCTAACCATTCTTCTTTAAATACATCTTTACACATAGTCATTAATTCATCTACTAAGGATTTGTATTCTGGTTTGGTGTGCATATCCGTTTTAGAATGCCACCCTTTGTAATTTGTTTTTTTAACTCCCGGATCTTCATTAGACCAGTTGATAATATCTTGTGCTAGTTTATTATTATCTAATTTAACATCTTTACCAAAAACACTGGTTGGAAAAAATTCTTCTCTGATCATCTAAAAGCTTTGCCTCCGAACCAAACAACCAAAGATTGTCTTACCCCTCGTGTAACTTTACTGACTCTATGATTTAAAAAGGATGCAAAACAAATAGCGTGTCCTTGTTTTAAGTCTGCGAACTTTCCTGGAGCCATTAATTCTAATTGACCTCCTTCAAATTCTTTAGGATCATTTAATAAAAGAGTCATTGATATTTTTCTAACCGGTGGTTCGTGGCTCATGTTCACATCACAATCCATATGCCAGTCATAGAATCCTCCTTCAGGATATTCTGTAAACTGTGCGTTCTCTGTTATTCGTATGTCACCAAATCCAAAATGATTTTCATTAGCTTTTTGAATAAATTTATAAAGATCTTCGTACATATGTCCCATTTCTTTAAATGGAATCCAGCCGATCGTGGTAATTCTTTTTTTCGTATCCGTTCCACCTCCAGGTTTACCCATACCAACTTGTGCTGGTTGTGGTTTCTGTGCTCTACCCGATGCAATAATCTGATTACATTGATCAGGGGTAAATAATGGGGTAGTCGTTTGTATAATCCAACTTTTCCATTTAGGTTCTGTAAGATGCATGTTTTCGTACATTAGTTTCTTCCTCTATTTATTATTGGATCATACTGCACATCCATATTCGCTGCCAGACTTCTTCTGAATCCTGGTCCATTAAATGGGTACACGGTGTGTCTCATATCATAAGGAAAGATATAAAAATCCCTTTCCTTTAATTGTGGTTGATAATCAATGGCTGCAAACTGTCCAGACGCTGAACCTAAAATTTGTAAGCGTCCATTTTGTGGTTGACCTGCTGCAGAATATTCTACACCAAAAGATTCTGGTAATTTTAAAATCATGACTGAAGACAGTCCTGTGAACAATGTTCCTTGGTGCACGTGCACTGGATTGTATTCATGTTGAAACATGGTGTTAATCCAAATAGAGTTTAAATGAAGTTCATATCCTTTAATTTTATTAAAATCTAAATAATGTCTAAACATTTTTTCAAACCACTGCAACACATTCTGAGTTAGTAAGTTATGTTGCTTCATTTTATCGGTATCTTCACCGCCGAAAAATAAAGAATGTTCTTTCTCAATCTTACCTACAAGTTGTTTATTAGCTGGAGGTAAGGTTGGATACTTTGTTTCATATATCTGATTAATAGTATTAAAAACATCAAGAGGCACTTCATATCGTAATACGGTTTGTCCTAAAGGACAAACTTTAAAATCTAATGTGTCCATACTTATCCTTTATTCTTTGTGGAATTTTTTCAATGTAAGGGTTATATTCTTTCTTAATTTCATTCCGTATAGTATGCATATTTTTTCCTATAATTCCATCGTTATATCCTAGTCCATTAATACTAACTTGTTGCAAGTTTTGAAATTGATGGGGGTAATAAGGAATTTCTAAAAATTTATATACTTCTTTAATACAGAGTTCAGGATGGGTTACAAGATCATCATACTTTAAATAACAACACTGGTCTTTATAATTAAATGAATTTTGAATTGCTATTAATTCTTTGGCAACCGCTCCCTCAGTGTTCATAATCATGCCTAACTTTTCATCATCATTTTTACATTCAAATCTATTAGGAAACGCATCAGGGTTTTCTGTGTACCATTTCATATAAGAAGCTAGTACATCCATTACATCTCTAAGAAGTACAATACATTTAAAAGGACGCTTAAAATATTTCTGCATTAACTCAAGATTAGCAGGAGTCATCACAGGTCCGCGGTCAATTATGTATTGTTGTGGCCAGTCTTTATAAAAAGTATCGTAGACACTATCTAAAACATTATCCAAAGATTTATGGTCGGGATAGTTTTGAAAGACGTCGGTTTGTTTAAGGAGAAAGAGATCTTTCATAATCTCTAAAGTAATAGAATTAGCAGTGACAACCAATTCTTTATTCTGATTCATTAAGGAGGCAAACAAGGTATTTCCAGACCTTGGCATTCCCATTAAAAAGAATAGCTGTTTATTCTGCTTTGGCTCCGAGGTCATGGGTCAATTTTTCTTTCTTGTTATAAATCATTTCTCCTGATTTTTTAACTCTTTCTATAGTTTGTAATTGTCCAAGTACATTAAAGACTTCTGGTTGACTTGATCCAGATGTCAATGTCTCTGCCTTGTTTTTCATAATTAAATGATAAGAATCTAACTGATGTGTGTTAACATCTTTTGTATCAAAGCTTCCATCATTAAATTCTTTCTTTAATGTAGACCATAATTTAATTTCTCTCATTCTGTCTCTAGCCACTAATTGGCTATTAGCGACACCATAAGTTTTTTCATCAATGTCGATTTGAATAAGTTCTAATTTAATTGGATCTTTTTCAGTCTCTAATTTTTGTTTTAATCTTTTAAGTTTAACTTCATTACGTCTTGCATCAAAAGATAAAGACATTAAATTTTCTAGGAATACATTTTGTTCTCTGCGTCTAATAAATTATTAAGACTAGGTGCTTCTTTTACAATTAGTTCGTGGATATTTCTTTTTTCAGTCATTGTTTATTCCTTTCATTGAATAGATTTAATATAACTATTTAAAGTTATAAGTCAAGTTAACTTGTAGTGATGGTTTGAGTTAGTGGTCCAAAAGTATATTCTTCTGTTTTTAAGTAGAGGGATGGTCCCCCTGTGTGTGCTATTAATGAAGCTGTATTAGTCCCCGACATATTACTACTAATCCCATTATATGTATTAGCTGTAGTAGCAGCACTTGTTGCCCATGCACTTCCATCCCAAGTCAGAGTTGTGTTACTAAAAGGGTTTGGAGATCCAGGACCAGGAGTTCCGCAAGCTGCAACACATGCTGTTTGTGTTCCTGATCTTCCACCCCAGTTTCTTGATGCAGTTGGTAGGGCTGTATTAGCTGTCCAAGACGACCCATCATAATCGAATGTATTAGCTGTAACAGTCGCTGCTGGAGCGTCCGTTGAGCCCCCATAAAAAAATGCTGCTGTCTGTGTTCCAACTGCACCCATATCCTTTTGGGCTGCAGGGTAAACTGTTCCTGTTGTCCAAGAGCCGCTGCTGAATTCAAAAGTTGTATCGATTGGTTCACCAGACATATTATCAGTACCGCCTGTTGCTAATAGAGTATCAGAAGGGCCGCACATAGGTATACCTCCAGCTCTAGTTGCTGGTAAATTTGCAACAGTTGTCCAACCTGTTCCATTATAATCTTCGGCTGCATTAGCTGCAGGCATAGTTGGCGCTCCGGTAGCTCCTCCAAGAGCCATGGTTGCTGTTTGTGGACCTGATTGATTAAGTTGATATCTAGGGGTATTACCCGTGCCTCCACCTGTCCAAGAAGTCCCATTATATTCTTCACTAATAGTTGTTGCTGCACCGGGTGGTCCATAGTCATATCCAAACCCTGCGATAGCGGCTGTCTGTGTTCCAGAAAGAGCTGCAGATGTAAGATTACTAGCTGTTCCTCCACTAGACCATACACCAGATTTAACTTCTGCTTTCAAAGTGCCCGAGGTAGAGTTATACCATACCTCTCCAGTCTCCGGATTACTTGGATTTGCTGATAAGTACTTAACTCTCAGTCCTCTAATTGTGTTGTAGCCAGCCATTATAAA